ATGAAAAGCTTACACATAACGGAGTTGGGAGACGCCTCTCTGCAAAGCTACCTGGAAACAAGAAGAATGCTGCTTCGTCAGGCGGACGTCTTGTGCGTTCGTATCGCCAAGATGGAGCCGGTTCGCACGATGGAGGAGATGGAGCAATTGCTCGCTCTGGATCACGACCGCAAGCTAGTCATGGATATGATCGCAAGCTGCTCTTATGTGATCGAATGGCTGGAGACCGGGAGAAGGCCGGGCAATCGCAGAGGCATTGAACGGCGGGCCGGCTATCAACGGGAAATTCCGATGGACCCGAGCCGGTTGCCGGCCGTCTCCGACAGGGGAGCAGAGCCGTCGTCTGCGGGAGGGATGAACGAGGCGGCGCGATTTCGCCTCGAAGGGGCCCTGCGCGGACTGACGGAACGGGAAAGGAGCTGTTATACGCTCGCTCACGGAGAAAGCTTCTCCTTCGCCGAGATCGCCGCCATGCTGAACATCAGCAAGTCCAGCGTCGGCACCTACATGGTTCGTGCCCAGCGCAAAGTCGAGGACAATATCTGCATCCATATCCTCGTCGGCTGATGGGTCGCATCGCTTGTCGTACGATTGCCACTTAGTTATGAGAGGACATTTTGAATCCAGGAGGTTGAAGCATGGTAAAGCACTTATTTCTGATTAACCGTGGGGTCCTCCGATGAGGGCAGGTATTCGCGAGCGGCTGATTCAACAAATTCCGGCCATCTCCGGCCGCGTGTTCGAAGCTCACGAATCGGCTGCGACCTTGGACAAACCTTACGTCCTGCTCATCCAAGGAGCCGATACGGCAGATACCGATTGGATGGGGTACAGCGCTTTGTTCGAATGCTGGCCCAGCGTATCGCAGCAGTCTGATTTTGCTGAAGTAGACGAGTTGGCGGAGCTAATTGTAGAAGCATTGGATGGACAGGCTCTCGTCGATCCTGTATCGCAGGTCGAATTCACATGCCGGTATGAAGGCACTGTGGGGGCAGACAAGGCCGATGCCGATCGGGATGTGATCACCCGGGGGCTTCGTTTCTTGGTAATCGGAGCTCGAGCCGTCGAGGAGACCGTGCAGGACGATTGGTTGGACGCTCTGTGCGACTGGACGCAAAGTACGTTAGGAGATCCTGACTGGCAGGCGTACGGCGGCAAGTGGCCGGCGAACTATACTCGCCCTTCCGTCCTCTGGAGATGGGACAGCATCGAGACGATTGCCGGTTCAAGAGTTTCTACGATTGAAGTGCGCAAGAGAGCGATCGGGCACGTGCTTGGCCGATCGGTGAACGAGCAGACGATGACGGTCACCGCACTGACGCAAAGCTTGAGCGAAGCCGTGAAAATTCCGCTTAACCCGCTTGAGCGTCGGTACTTGACCGTGAGCGCCCCGAACGTCGATCTGACAAGGGATGCGGTGACGGAAGGACAGATTTACGCCACCTTCTCGCGCAAAGTCGAACGCTATGCCGAACAAGGCCCGCTGATGCGGGAAGTCAAGATTCAACCGAATCCAAATTCATAAACGAGGTGGCACACAGATGGCTAACAAGAAAAATCCCGAGGCGGTCTATCCCCGGGACGAACTGATTCATCATGCGATCGAGCTGTTTCAGGCCAAGCCTGAGGCCGTAATCGGGGCGCTGCACTCCACAGGCAAAAACGAATTTACCGTCGACGAAGCGAGACGCTTGGTCGGACAATTTCTGAAAGGGAAGGTGCTGTAACATGGCGGGAGGAACTTGGAGCGCGACAGACAAACCGGTATTGCCGGGATTTTATATGACTTTTCAAGCTGCTGCGGCAGCTGCGATTCAACCGGGAGCAAGGGGAACGGCCATCGTTCCGGTGAGGGCGCATTGGGGCCCGGCGAATGAATTTGTGGAGATTTCCAGCGAAGCCGATGCCGCGAAGGCATTCACGCGATCGGAGGCGGACGGCGCAACCGCGTATCGTACCATTCGATTGGCTCTGCTCGGCGGAGCGAAGAAGGTCATCGCCTATCGTCTGGCGGCAAGCAGTGCGGCTGCGTCCGCACTGACTTTGGCCGATACGGCCGGTACGCCTGCGAATGTGCTGAAGCTGACGGCGAAGTATTCGGGCGCTCGGGGCAACGACTTCAAGGTAACCGTTCAAGCGAATGCGGTCGACGCCGCGAAAAAGGATCTGAAGCTGTTTGAGGGAACGACGCTTCTGCGTACCTTTACATTTGCCGGCGATTCGATCCAAGCGGCGGCGGACGCCATCAATGGCGATTCCGGCAACCTGTGGGTCGTAGCCGAGAAACTGGCCGAAGGCAGCGGTACGCTCGCCAACGTATCCGGCACTTCTCTGAGCGGCGGCGCTTCCGGCATCTCCGGTCTAGCGAACGCGGACTATCTGGACGCGCTGGCTGCTTTCGAGACTCGGGAGTTTAACGTGATCGCGCTGGATGGCGTATCCGATGCATCTATTCACGCCAGCGTTGCGGCTTGGGTAAGCCGGTTGCGCAATGAAGGCAAAGGCATCGTTGCGGTTCTCGGCGGCACTGCGGCGGACGATACGGCCGCGGATGCAGTTGCGAAGGCGATCGCCCGCAGCGCTTCGCTGAACCACGAAGGCATCGTGAATGTCGGAACGGGAGCCAAGCTGGGCGATGCGGTTTACAGCTCCGCACAAGTTGCCGCATACGTTGCGGGCTTGATTGCAGGCCAGGGCTTGAGCCAATCTACCACTTACGCGCCGTCTCCGTTCGAGGACGTCACGCGTCGCTGGACGCGGGCGGAACAGGAGCAAGCGGTTCGCGGCGGCGTTTTCCTGCTTGTTCATGACGGTCGTCTTGTTAAAGCGCTTCGGGGAATCAACAGTCTCGTTACGCTGCGCGAAGGCCAGAACCATCCGTGGAAAAAGATCCGCACGATCCGCGTCATGGACAGCATCAACTCCGATTTGCAGCGGACGGCCGAGGATTCCTATATCGGCAAGGTGAACAACACCGAAGAAGGCCGGCTGGCGTTGATCAGCGCTTGCAAGCAGTACATGCAGTCGCTTGCTCAAGCGGGCGTCATTGAAGCCGAAGGCTACGACGTATACGTCGATCCAGAGTTTACTCCGGAGCCGGATCAAGTTTTCCTGAAGTGGGAAGCTCGTCTGACGGACGTTATGGAACAAATTTTCAGCACGTTTATCGTGCGATAAGGGGGAACGAGAAACATGATGGATCCGACAAGAGCGATTTTGGGAACGTACGGGCAAGTGTTTATCGACGGGGTGTGGCAGACGAACATCAATAAGCTGGAAGCCTCTGTCGAGGTGGAGAAGCGCGAGCTGAAGCTGGCGGGCATGGAATGGACCGTCCACAAGCTCGGCACGAAGAAAGGCACGGGCACGATGAGCGGCTATAAGCTGACCAGCGATATGATCAGCCGCGGCTTCGCGAAGTTTAACATTATTAACAAACTGTCCGATCCGGAGTCCTACGGCTTCGAGCGCATCGAGCTGATCAACTGTGTTCCCGACAAAATTCAATTGGCCAACTGGACGGCAGGCGAGGAAGTGACGGAAGAGACGGCGTTCACCTTCGAAGGGTATCGTCTGCTTGATCCGATCGTTGCTAATTAAGAAGGGGAGGAACGAAAACATGTCTTTTGAACAATTGACGGAAGAACAGATTTTACAGCGCCTTCTGGGTGCAGATACGCTTCCTGAACGTGCGGTTCGCTTGGAGCGACTGGACATTCCGGTTAAGCTGCGCGGCCTGACCGGCAAACAAGTGTTCAGCATTCGCGAGCGCTGCACGGAGCGCAAGGAGAAGCGGGGCCAGACGATCGAGCGTTTGGACGAGGAGTTGTTCAACGTATCGTTGATCGCCGCTTCGACCATTTCCCCGAACTGGGGTAATCCTCAGCTGCTGACCAAGTTCTCGGCCAGTAGTGCTGAGGAAGTAATCAAACGCATTTTGCTTGCGGGCGAAATGTCCGCGCTTGGCGATGTCGTGCTTGATCTGTCCGGCTTCAATACGGAGCTGGAAGATGTAAAAAACTGATCCGATCCGGGGCGCTCGCCGGCATGATTCATGCGTTGTGGGTTCGCCACCACCTGCGCCCCGGACAGTTCTGGAACCTGCCTCGCGGCGAGCAGCTGTTCCTGATGGCCAGCATGGAGCTGGAGTGGGAAGCGGAAAGAGCGATGTCGGCAAAGGAAGGAGGATGATGGAATGGCAGGCGAGCAAATTGAAATTATTATCAATGCCAACGGTGTCGCCAGAACGGAGCAAGTATTCAAGTCCGTAGATAAGTATTTGGAGAGAATTCACAGGCGGGTGGACAAACTTGGCCGTATGCGGGTACATCCGATGGCCCGTTTGAATGACAGAGTCACTCCCCAGATTGAGAAAATCAATCGGCTGCTTAACCGGTTGACCGGACAAATTCGAAGGGTTACGATCGTGCCCGTGCTTAAACTGGAGGCGGCGGCAAAGCTATCCGCCAAGTTGGAGGCTACCTTCAAGCCGGTTTTGAAGGTCAAGATCAATGCGGATATCAATGCGGCGCTAAAAGCTGCTGCAACGCTGAAGGCCAAGCTTACTGCTGCACTGAAGCTAAAGCTCACGGCCGTTTTACGGGTGAAGGCCTCGCTTACGGTGTTCATTAAAGGCATTCTCAAAGGAAAGTGCCCTCCGTGCAAAGGTTCGGGAAAAGGGAAAGGCGGCAGTCCTCCCGGAAAGGGAAAACCGTGTCCGCCGAACCTGGGGAAAAGCAGCTGTCCTCCTGGGAAAGGCAAAGGGCCTGCAGGAGGACTCGGGAAGGGTAAGTGTTCACCGGGGAAGGACAAATCGCGTTCATCAGGAGGCGGTCGCGGAGGAAAAGGGGCAAAAGGAGGAAAGTTCAGCTTTCCTTGCCCCCCTGAAAAAGGGGGACGTCGTCAGCGTCCAGCCAAAGATACACGTAAAAAAATGCCGCTTCCGGATCGTGAACAGCCTAAAGGTGGTGCGAAGACAAGCAAACCCGGCGGAATCAAGCCTCCTGCCGCAGCGGTCAGTCCGCCGAAGCCAAAAGGGATATTCGGCAAACTGGCCGATGGAGCGAAAGGCTTTTTTGGAGGAAAAGCGGCATCTGGCCTAGGCAAGGCAGCTAAATTTGCAGGCAAAGCGATTAAGCCGCTTGGATTCCTTACCGATGCGGTTGACATCATAGGAGCCAAGCCGGGAGAAGAGCGAAATAAAGCGATCCGAAGCGCAGCAGGAGGCTGGGCGGGCGCTGCGGCCGGAGCTGCAACGGGCGCGGCCATCGGCTCCATTATCCCCGGGATCGGCACTGCAATCGGAGGCTTTGTCGGCGGAGCAATCGGAGGACTTGGCGGCAGCAAAATCGCCGAGAACATCGGAAATATTGGCAAGTCGATAGGAGACTTCGGCAAAAAAATCGGCGGCTTATTTTCATGGGGCAAAAAGAAGAAGAAAGAAGAGGAACCGGTGGCATTGCCGGAGCCGGAAACGCCAAGCGGACCGCAACTGATGCCTTCCCCGGCCGCGCCGTTTTCCGCGCCGTTTTCCGCTCCATCCGGTCCTCTTAACGTGAACTTGCCGGTTGGAGCCGTTCAGCTTACGGTTCAAGGCATGGATTTGAACTATGAAGAGCTGTCTGCGATCATCGGCAGCAAAGTTGCGGACGCCATAAGGCGCGCGATGGAGAACAGAGACTGATAAGCATAATGAAACGAGAGAAGGTGATCCCGGTTGGACTTTATCATTAGGGACCCCGCCACGAAGAAAATTTTTCACTTCCCGGTTAATCCCGAAGAAGTGTTGATCCGGCGGGAGAAGCAGTATGAGACTGCAACGATTTTGTCGCTTGGCGAGATCGATCTCATTCAAGGGGAGAGGGTCAAGGAGATCGCCTTCTCCTCTTTTTTTCCTAAAGTGTACGATCCGAGGTATTGCCGTTTGGCGAATATTCCCGAACCCCAAAAGGCGATGAATCAATTGACCGCCTTTCTAATGAAGAGACAGCCGATTCGGCTGATGATTACGGGGACCATCATTAATACCCTTGCTTACGTTTCTGCTCACGATTCGACAATCAAAGGCGGAGAAAGAGACGACATTTATTTTGATATCACCTTTCGTACTTATCGGGGAATTAAGGTTGGGAAAGCGCATAAGGCGGTTGATAGGCCGGATACAAAACCGATTCCCAAAGTGTACACGGTCAAGCCGGGCGACACGCTGAAGGCGATCGCCAAGCTGGAGTTGGGAAACAGTTCGAAGTGGCGCGAACTTTATAACGCCAATACGAAAGTAATCGGACGCGATCCCAACCTGATCAGACCCGGGCAAAAGCTGGTGATGCCATGAGCTTCGAGGTTGTATACGCCAATCAGTATGATTTGACTCAGTTGATTGAGGAGCTTTCCTTAGAGGAATCGCTTGAGGAGATCGCCTATTGCGCCAATATGAAGCTGGTGGTCACTCCCGACATGCCGGTCATTTCTCCGGGTCAGGAAATTCGCGTTTCCGGTATTCCGTTTGGAAGCACGAAGAAGGAAGTTTTGCTAAACCCGGGCGTCATATGGGAGTGTCACAGCTCGAACTTGGGCCGAAAGCATCTCAGCGTTACGGCATACGAGAAAACAATCTATCTCGCCAAGTCTGACGATGAACGCCTTATGCCGGCGGGGCAGACCGCAACCCAGCGAATTAAGCAGTATGCCAAGGATTGGGGAATCCCTGTAGGCAACATTGCCGATACCCGCATTAAACTCGCCAAAAACATCAAGCGTACACAGACGATTTTTTCGATGATTACGGAGGATTTGAAGGAAACGGCGGACAAGGGCGGCGCGTTGTATCGGCTGAGGATGACCGAGCGGGGGCTGGAATTGGGCGAAATCGGCAGCAATCCGATCATTTGGGAGCTGACCGCGATCGAAGAGATGACCCAGAACCGGACGCTTGAAGGCGCAATTACACAGGTTAAAGTCATTGGCCCGCAGGAAAGCGAGAATTGGGTGGCCAAGACGCTTGTTATAGAGAAAAAGGATACTGAGAAGTACGGAACACTGCAAAAGCTGATCATGGACAACAAAGTCGAGACGGTGGAGCAAGCGAAAAAGGTTGCTGCGAAGACGTTGCTGGGCCTTCAGGAAACCGTATCGCTCACGGCGCTGGATATCAATACGATTCGCGCGGGAGATCGCGTACGCTTAGACGAATGGGTACTGATCGTCACGAAGGTGCGTCATCAGCTCGGCGATCCGGGACGCATGGAGCTTGAGCTTGCCGCGGAAGGCAAAGTCAGGAGGGATTTCGGTGTCTGATCCGTTCAAGAGCTTGGTTTCCACGCTTGAAAGCCGGTTTTCCGGCATTGCGGCCAAGTCGTTATCTGGTGTGCCTTCGGAGCTTGGAACGATTACGGGATCAGGAGTTAAGCTGGATTCCTTTAAATATGAAATTCCGGATTATTACGTTGCCGAGTGGATGGCGGAGCTGGAACTGCCCGCTTTTTCCCTGATTGGCACAATGATCGCTCCGGTGGACGCGGCAGGCAACCCTACAGGGGGCGGCGCGCCCTCACAACGGACGCGATTTGATTTTGACGAGACAAAAATAGGCGAAGTGCGGCTGAATTGGTCTGCCGGGATCAAACCTGGTGATCGCGTGCTGGCCGTTCCGGTGAACGGCGGTAAGGATGCCGTAATCGTTTGCAAGGTGGTGAACTCAGGTGGCTAATTTATTTCCCAAGGAATTACCGGTGGAGGAGCCGGAGGAAGTGGTGGAGCCCGGGGTGTTTTTCGGGCGGAGCTGGCGTTTTGATTTCGAAGCGGGTGAGTTCGTCACGACGCCGAGCGGGAAGGTTGCTATCAGTGAGGGCAAGGATGCTTGGGTTGAATGGTGCAAGAAGGCATTGCTGACCGAGCGTTACCGGCATCTTGTGTATTCACGGGATTACGGTCAAGAGTTCGAAGAGCTGCTTCGTTCCGGACTGCCTCGTTCCGCGATCGAAATGGAGATTCAAAGAATTGCGACCGAGACGCTGATGAGCGATCCCCGGACCGCGGGCGTTGACGATTTTGTGTATGAATGGTCGGGAGACAGCTGTCATTTCAGCTGCGTTGTCTCCAACGTCCATGACGAAACGGCAGAAATTCAAGGAATGGCGGTGAGTGTGTAATGGCGACGATGCCGGAATTTTTGCAGGAACAGACGGAAGAAGCGATGCTGTCGAGAATGCTGGAACGCGTGCCCGCAGATCTCGATAAGTCGGAGGGCTCATACATTTGGGATTCGCTGGCTCCCACGGCTTATCAGTTGTACCGAGCGTCCGAGTGGGCGCGAGAGGTGCTGGATCGGGGCTTTGCTATGACGACATTTGGCCCGTATTTGAGAATGCGCAGTGAGGAGCACGGCGTGCTTCTGCGGTCGGCTGTTGCAGCGACTGGATTAGTTGTGTTGACGGGGAGCGCGGGCGCCGTTGTCCCTCTTGGATCCAGAGTGGCGACTCCGGCCGATGAGATGACGGAAACTTCGTCTATTGAGTATGAAACGACGGAGGCTGCCGTTCTGGACAGCCAGGGTGAGGCGGTCGTTCCAATTCGTGCGGTCGAGCCGGGCAGTCGCGGCAACGTGCCAATCGGCGCAGTCAGCTTGCTCGTTCAGCCGATTACGGGCATAACGGGAATTACAAATCAAGTAGCGATAACTGGGGGAACGGACGAGGAGTCCGATGAAGCTCTGCTCGCTCGCTATCTGTTGAAGGTGCGTCAGCCTGGCACAAGCGGCAATCGGTCGGACTATCAACAATGGGCTTTGGAAACGCCGGGAGTCAGCCGGGTTCAAGTGGAACCGTTATGGGACGGTCCGGGAACGGTCAGACTCTATGTGCTGGGTGAAGATAAGCGCGCCCCTAGTCAGACGATCGTTGATGCTGTGCAGCAGCATATTTCACCAGTTGCCGGTCAAGGGGAAGGCAAAGCTCCGATCGGCGCTGCGGTAAAGGTAGAAGCAGCGGTTGAAGTGCCGCTTAATATAGAAGCTAAACTGACACTGGCAAGCGGATCGACTTTGGAGCAAGCTAGGGAAGATTTTGAAGCGGGGCTGGCCGATTATTTGGAGCAGCTTGCTTTTGTCGATCCGCTCATTCGTTATAATCGGATTTCGGCGATTTTGCTGGACATTCCGCGAATCGTCGATTATGAAGGTATGCTGGTGAGCGGCGGCGTCGATAATATCGATTTATCGCTTGGCGAGGTCGCAGTAATCGGGACGGTGAGCTTAAGTGAGTAATTATGCGATGACAAGCGCCCGGGGGAAGGAGATGATGTCCTTCCTCCCGGATTATTATGCGACTTCGCGAATTATGAGCGCCAGTATGGAGGCTCAAGGTCAGGAGCTGGATGCGCTATGGCAGGCGCTCGATGGGACGCTGGAGCAATATTTTGTCTCGACGGCGACTTGGGGGCTGGAGCATTGGGAACGCGAGCTGGGCATCTCCATCGATGCTTCCAAGCCTGACGCGCAGAGACGAAGCGTTATTCTGTCCAAGCTGCGCGGGATCGGGACGGTAACAGTCAGCCTCATCAAATCGGTTGCAGAGGCTTACGACGGCGGGGCGGTCGAGGTGACGCTTCAGCCGGAAGCTTACACTTTTACGATAAAATTCGTCGATACGCGGGGCATTCCTCCGAATCTGGACGACCTTAAAGCGGTCATCGAAGAAATCAAGCCAGCCCATTTGGCCGTCGAATATGCCTTCACCTACACCCAGTGGGGGGAATTAAAGCAAACGACGTGGGACAATCTCAACAACTTCACCTGGGGTGAAGTGATGACTAGGAGTTGGAGCTAATGTCTGAGACAACGCCGAATATTGGATTGAAGAAACCGCTGGAGAGCGAGTTTGTAGATATTGGTGAACTGAATGGCAATATGGATGCAATCGACCAGGCTATGGGAGCAATGAGCCAACTTCCTACGGCTGCAAAAAGCGCGGCCGGAGCAATTGCGGAATTGAACGAACATGTGAAGAACAAACCTTCGCAGCAGGTTACGTTGAAAAACGGCGTTCAGATGGTTCAAGGAGGAGACTTGCCGGCGATCCTTCACCCAACGATGAAGGGCCGGACGCTCGTCAATCTGCTGGGGCGAGATGGGAATTGCGAGGATGCAAGTAAGTGGAATGTTATCGCCGCGCCCGATGCTGTATCCGCTCTAGACTCCAACAATAAAGCTTACGGAAATAACAGCCTGAAATTGACATGGAATAAATCTACCCAAACATGGACAGCGTTATCCCGTAACATTACGTCGCTAATCAATCCGTCGAAATATTACCTCGTACTGGGCGACGTGAAAAACGGAAACACCACATGGGCGAAAATTGGATTTCTTAAAAACGGAAACCTAACTTACTACGATACGCAGAATATCACCGACTCGTCTATGTTTAGCCTTAGCTATGCTAGAGTTGGACCTAATGAATTGGCAGGCATGACGTCTATGGATTTATTCCTCGTCATAAACGTCTCAGGTCCAGGACAATTCGCCTTTTTTGATGGTATTCGTCTATATGAAGTTTCTCAGGCCGAATACGATGCAATTCCATCGATGACTCGCGACGAGGTCGCCACAAAATATCCCTACGTAGACGATATGAAGCATGTCAATGCGGTCTATATCGAGAATAAGGGGAAGAATCTGCTTCCGCCTTTTTCGGAAGCAGCGATCAGTAGTGGCTGTGTAATAACTGATTCGTATAAAATCGACGTTTCTAATACTAGTGATTATGGTGGAGCAACTTGGGAGATAGATATTCCTTTGGGAACAACATATACTTTTTCGCTTGTTGTTGAAGGATATATAAATACAACGAACAAACCGTATTACTACATTGATGAATTTGACAAGAATGGAAACGCTACTGGCGGAATTAGCAATTTAATGCCTACAAACGGTTTGAATGTTACAACCTTCACCACCTCAGCCAATACAAGAAGACTGAGAATTGCGACTTGGAAAATAGGGAATGGATTTTTTAAATTTGCTAGTCCCATGCTCAATATCGGTTCAGAGGCCCTCCCGTTCGAGCCTCAGAAACCGTCCTATCTCTATCTGCCCGACTGCAACCTACGCTCCGATCTAGATGGCAGTGTAGCGGATCGACTGTATACGGATGGACAGGGTAGACCAAGAGCAACGAGAAGATTTCGGGAGATGGTATTGGATGGGACGCTTGGGTGGGTAATGGCGGGAAATTATTCAGGTTATAAATATGCTGAATATACTCTGCCGGTTGCTTCTACTGGTTTGAATAACTCAAATAATCTTAGATGTGTAAAATACGACGGAAAAGTACTTTTTACTTCAGGTATCACGACAGGTGCAGACCAAGTTGCCGTTAACTCATCTAATAGAGTTACATTCGGTATCTCCATTGCAGAAAGCGACAGTGGGTGGGGAGATTCCTATACGCCTACGGCAGATGAGATTAAGGCTTATTTTTGGGGCTGGAAGATGTATCCGCAAGGGGGGCTTAGTACCGATAAATTCTCATCGGGTACTAAACTGTGGTGCCGTAGATCGGAAGTAGGACTCACCCTTACAGATGTACGTACCAGCGTACCTGCGGAAATGTCGCTCAACTTCACCCCTTATCGCCTCATGTACCAACTCGCCCAAAGCGTAGATGAGCCCGTCACCTATGAGGGTGCTTTAATGCTTCATGAAGGTGACAACCAGGTTGAGGTCGGAACGGGGGTTGTGGTTAGGGAAGTCGCAAATCCTACAACGGTCAATGGGAAATACTTTATTAATGGCAGTAGTGCTGCACCAATGAAATATAGAGTCAACAAAATGGTTCGAATCTATAAGTTTCAAGAAAAAGACGATTGGAAATTTGCCAATCAACCTTACTCCACAATACTAGGTCTTGGTTATGGAGAGATTCCAGAAGCTCATTTTGACAAAACTGGTGCATATAGTTCGACATATCTAGCACTCGACACCTACACACTCGGCATCGTCCCGCAGACAATCAGCGCCGAATACGCACCGAACATCCGGGAGTCCGTCGAATCGCTTGTACGCGAAGCGGTAGAGGCGCGGACGGAAACGTCCGTATTACGGAATACGAAGGCACAGAAGCAGCCGCCGCAATGGATTAGCGCGACTTTGCTAAATGGGTGGACCAACCGATACGGAGCTGCCGGATACTATAAAGATGACTCTGGCATCGTTCATCTAAAGGGATTTTTGCAGAACGGAGCAGTGGCGCAAGGGACTGTGTTATTTTATTTGCCTAAAGGATATAGGCCGTCCCAGCTTACACCGATAAGTACGATAACTTACTCGACAAATTCAGATGCTAGCCCATTTGCAGTAAGTGTTGATCTAAACGGCTCCGTGACTTTAACTTTTGTTGCAAAAAGTTTCGTGCCATTGGACGGAATTTCATTCAGAGCCGAACAATAAGGAGGGAAAAGCAAATGAAAGAAGCCATACAAGTAGACCTCGACGGCTTTTACATCGAGCCTGTCATCGTTCCATTCTCGCAAACGGGCGTATCAGAGATTCTGGAGATGTCACCGGCTGAAGTTGGCGAGGAACCGGTAAATATCGTAACTGGATATATTATCGCCGAGAAAGTCCCGGAAGGGCTGTATACGCCCCGATGGGATTTTACGAACTCCGAATGGGGCGAGGGTTTGACGGAGAAAGAAGTTGACGAGATCCGGGCTTTCCAGCAGCCTGTCGCGACGGAACAGCGTGTCACACGCATCAAGCGACAATCGACAGTCTTTCGGCTCGCGTCTCCGCTCTGGAACCTCCTTTCGAAGAAGGTGAAAACTAAATGGCACAAGTCTACTCCAACTTGATCCGCAAGGGACTCAAATCAATCGAAGACGTACCCGCAGGGAAGCGGGCGGAAGTAGAAGCAATCCTGGCAACATCCGAATAAACCGAATACACGGCAGGGAGTACATGGCTATCCCCTTGAAGGAATTTCCTTTCAGCTCATGTAATGATGGGTTTGTGGGCAAACAGTGGCACCCGACCGGTGTCTTTTTTTCTTTTTCTGAAATTCCGTATAGTCATGAAATATCTAATACCTAGGAGGTGCCCTATGTCCAGCGAAGAAGCGCGCGTGCTCTCGGAAATCCGGGAGCGCGTAGTTCGATTGGAGACGAAGATCGATGCGATTTCGGATGTTCGCGAGACGGCGGAGGCTGCGAGGACGGCGGCGCTTGAGGCGCTGCAGTCCGTGCGGTCGTCGCATCTGCGCATCGACGAGATTGCCGACAACCAGCGTTGGCTCTGGCGAACGCTGGTTGGGGCAATTATCGCGGCCGTGATTGCGGCCGTGACCAATCTGCAAGGAGGATGAATACAATATGGACAAACTGATTTCCATGACCGATCAGGTTGCGCTGTTGGCGCCGATCGTGGCTGCATACGTGGGCATTGCGAAGGAATTTCGCGTTCCCAGCCGCTATTATCATCTCGTCAGTCTGCTGATTGCAGCCGTGTTCGTGCTGGTGCCGCATGTTATCCAGCAGACGCTGACGACGATCTCGATTGTCGGACTTACGGCATCGGGGGTCTATCATTTTACCAAAAAGAGGGAGGAGCTGCCTGATGGCCAAGCTCAGCAAGCCGGAGTTTATCGCAATGTTGGCGCCGATGGCAATTCGCGCTAGGAAGGAAGGCTCTCCGCTGCTGCCGTCGGTTCGGCTGGCGCAAAATCTGCTGGAGACCGGCGGAGTGATTCATGCGTGGAACAACCTCGGCGGCATTAAAGTCGGGAGCGGCAAGCCGAATGCGTATTGGCGCGGACAGTGGGTGCGGAAGGGCACCTGGGAGGTCGAAAACGGCGTAAGAACCGACACGTCCGCACTGTTCCGCGCTTATGGCAGCGTCTACGATTTCTACAAGGATCAGGATTTGCTGCTTCAGCTTCCCCGTTATGATCGCGTCAGAAAGGCCTCTACGCCTTACGCTCAAGCGGAGGCCTTGCGTCTGTGCGGATACGCGACGGACCCTCAATACGGCTCGAAAATTTCCGCTCTTATCCAGACCTATCGCTTGACCCAATACGACGCGCAAGCCGCCGCGCCTGATCCCGGGCCTGCCGCTCCGGCCAAGGATGCGCCGATTCCGATCCCGGTTCGCTTGAACGGCGTCTCGCTTGCGGAAGGCCGTCTGATCGATAGCCAGACTTGGGTTCCCGCAAGAGTCGTAGGAGAGGCGCTAGGGCTCAAGATCGGCTGGAAGGATAAGACGGTGCTTGCGAACAACAAGCCATTGCCAACCCAGGTGTTCGACGGCAAAGGCTACGTCCCGATAAGAGAGCTGGCCGCCATACAGCCCAAAGCCAAAGTTACATGGAACAAAGATGCCAATTCCGTTGACCTCACGACCGCGTAA